ATGGAATTTTCAGGATTAAGTAAAGGGATTAAGTTTTTTGCAACTATCTACAATCAGTTACGTGAAGATAGCGTGAAGATATTTGCACACTTATTTATCATCGGATGTGGCTTTCCTGCTATCGCTTACTTATGGGGCGGTGAAGGACGAGCCTTAACCATTTTTGGCTCTATGGTAGGTAATGATTCAATCTATAAATATTCTGTAGTAGGAATTTATGTTGTTTCTCTGTTACTCAAGTGGGTGTTTGTTTTTAACAAATGGAATCGAGGCGGCTTCTTTTATAAAACACTAGATGAACTTTCCAATGCATTGCTATCTATTGTATTGATAATTAGTGGATTTCTTCTTTTCTCGGCTATGGTGATGAATGACTATTATCCATTTTTGTGGGCTGCACTCTCTATTGTTTCTTTTTGCCTATACGCATGGTTAGCCTATTTTTCAAACTTTACAGTAGATAAATTTGAGCGAGTTGCAAAAGAAAGAGCCGACAAAAAAGCCCGCACGCGGCAGGCTGATTGAAAGCGGGGAGGGTATCAAAAACCCAGATCAAATTGGTCGTCACCCAAGTGCCCCGGTAGAAACAGATCGCGGGGTAGGGTTGCAGTGTTATTACGGCTGGGGTGGGACAGGATTTTATCGACTGATTGCAGCGTGGTGAATGTACAGCTGCAAAGCAGGTTTTGGCACTGGTGGTAATTCTCTTTGGTATTGACGGTTATCATTCTGCTGGTACGGGTGCGGGTGACGGCACCACATTGTGGGCATGACATCATGATAATAACTCCAACCTTTTCGTGCTTGGCTAAAGTATAACCTATTCATTCCCCAAATTCTTTTACTCTGTTTCCTCTCCGGCCATATCCAAATCGGTAATTTTCACTTCAAAATTCAGTGCGGTAGTGAAGCCATTATCACCAACGGTGTGCGTGACCTGCGTAATTATCCAGGCGGCCTGATCAATCTCTGGTTTAAATCCTTGCATTACGGCGGGCAGTTCTGGAAATAAGTCAGCACGGCCGCGCGCCAGTGTCATGGTAAATTCAGCCGCACCTCGTTGCAGTTTCGACCAACGCGCGGCAGCGGCGCGACGGGCGGCACGTTCCGTCTTGAATGTTTCCCGCATCACAAAAACGTTCCCCTCGACACCTTCCAGATAGTTTCCCTCTTTGCTGGTCGATGCCGGAGTCTTTACTTTTGGCGGTGTTTTGCTTTTCCGCTTGCGGCGAACACTGGTTTTTTGTGGCTTGCCGTAATTGAGATCCAGCCAGTAAGCGGTAACGCCGGTATAGGCGTCACGGTCAGCCACCCGAAAGCTGTGTTTGTCACCACTGGCGCGAGTGATGGTGATGGCCGGTAACAGCTTGCCGCTTTGGGATACCGCGCGCCCTGGGTGCATGAATAACAACATGCCGTTTTTAATGGTGGTAATTGCGCCCAGTTTCTCCGCCATGCGGGTTAAAAAACTGATATCTGATTCGCTGGTCTGGTCGGCGTGGTCAATTTCTATTTTGCCTAAATCCTCACTGACGCCCGCTTTCAGGTCATAGCGCGAGGCAATACTGGCAACCAGTTTACCGACGGTAATACCGTGCCAGCTGTACTCCCGCTTCACATTGAAGGTATCGCGAAAATCAGCACTGCGGGCGGTGACAATCAACTGATCCGGCGGGCCGGTGTGGCTGATTTCATCCACGGTAAAGCGGCCTTTGTTGACCAGCGGCTCACCTTTCCAGCCCAGTGCAATATCAATCTGTGCCCCACGTTTAGGCAAGGCGACTTTCTGGTCAGCGTCATCAATGACCAGTTCCAGCATATCGGCTTCAAATCCGCGGTTATCGGTCAGCGTTAAGCTGATCAACCGGTCGTTAACCGTGGTCTGGGTTTTACCGCCTATTTTGATATCAAAGGCGGGGCGCGGGGTGAGGTCGTCCGGGAGTAATTGCATGGGGTAATTTTGCGGGGAAATGACGCGCAGACAAACCGCTGTTTACTGTGTCAGCCCTGATACAACAAGCAAGCGGTGATTTACGCGCGAGGTTGGTTGATGATTTCGGCAAGGATTAATCCTTTTCGGAGCGTACCCCAATGGCAACAAATTATCACCACGGTGTGAGCGGTGAGGAAACCACAGACACCTCGACCATCATTAACGATATCGACTCCGCCGTGATTGGTGTGGTCTGTACGGCGGACGATGCTGACGCCGCCACCTTTCCGCTGAATACGCCGGTATTGTTGACGCGGGTTAAGAACGTGCTTGGCAAAGCGGGGAAAACCGGCACATTACGCCAAACCCTGAAGGCCATTTCTGATCAAGCCAGCCCGCAAACCGTGGTTATCCGTGTGGCGGAAGGCGGTACAGAAGAGGGCGAAAAAAGCACTGAAGCCAATGTGATTGGCGGCGTGGATGAGAACGGTTTATACACCGGCCTTTATGCCTTGTTGGTTGCTGAAATGCGCGTTGGCGTGAAGCCGCGCATTATCGGTGCGCCGGGGCTGGATACGCTGCCAGTAGCCAACCAAATTGCCATTTTTGCCCGTGAATTAAAGGCGTTTGCTTATATCAGTGCCAACGGCTGTAAAACCATTGCCGAGGCTAAAATATACCGTAAGAACTTTATTCAGCGCGAAGTGATGGTGATTTATCCCGACTGGCTGGCCTATGACAGCGAAGCCGAGAGCAACGTTGTGGTACCGGCACCGGCTTATGCGTTGGGGTTGCGCGCCAAGATTGACGCGGATATCGGCTGGCATAAAACCCTGTCCAACGTGGCGGTCGATGGTGTGCTGGGCACTTCGGCAGATATCTATTTTTCCCTGCAAGGTAAAGACACCGATGCCGACGAGCTGAACAGCAACCACATCACCACGCTGATCAAGCAAAAAGGCTTTCGCTTCTGGGGTTCCCGCACCTGCGAGGAAGAGGTGTTTATTTTCGAAAGTTATACCCGCACCGCGCAGATCCTGATGGATACCATTGCGGAAGCCCATTTTTACTACATCGACAAGCCGTTAACGCCGTCACTGGCGAAAGATGTTATCGACGGTATCAACCGCAAATTGTCAGCCTACGTTACCGCCGGTCGGCTGCTGGGTGCCCGCTGCTGGTATGACACCGACGCCAACACCACTGACACGCTGAAGCTGGGCAAGCTGACTATTCGCTACAACTACACGCCAGTGCCGCCGTTGGAAAATCTGGGGTTGATTCAGGAATTCACCGACGAATATTTCGCGAGTTTTGCGAATGCCGTCAATAGCTAAGGGTTATCACTATGGCATTGCCAAGAAAACTTAAGTATTTCAACGTCTATGTCAATGGCGACAGCTATCTGGGGCAAGCCTCGGAACTGACTCCGCCGAAGCTGACTATTAAGACGGAAGATTATCAGGGCGCAGGTATGCCCGGTTCTGTCGCGGTAGATCTCGGCTTTGAGGCGGGCGCGCTGGATATGGAATTAACCCTCGGTGGGCTGGCCCCTGAATTACTGAAACTGTGGGGCACGCCTACCGCTGACGGGGTGCAGTTCCGTTTTGCTGGCTCCTATCAGGCGGAGGATACCGGCGAGGCGATCCCGCTGGAAATCCAGACGCGCGGCCGTTACACCGAGCACGATCCCGGCAGTGCGAAACAGGGTGATGATACCAGCCATAAATACACGCTGAAAAACACCTACTGCAAGATCACGGCAAACAACGAGGAGCTTTTCGAGTTGGATGTCCTGAACATGATCTACCGGGTGAACGGTGTGGATATGCTGGAACAACACCGCGCTAACATTGGCCTCTAATCTGGGAATTTATTTATGTCGAATACTGTCGTTTTACAAACACCGATCAAGCGCGGCAAGTCAGTTATCAAAGAGGTTTCTTTGACCGGTGCGCTGAAACAGGCCGGTTCCTTACGTGGCCTGAAAATGTACGACATCATTACCACCGATGTTAATGCCCTGATTAAGCTGTTGCCGCGCGTCACTTCTCCAGCCCTGACCGAGATTGAACTGGTCACGATGGATACCTGGGACTTCTCCCAACTGGCGCAAGAGGTTGTTACTTTTTTACAACCAGCCTCGGAGGGGGATTCGACGACCACGGAGACCCCTCCTGCGAATTTGGATTTAGCCAAATAGAAGATGTGATCGCGGATATCGCTTTTGTTTTTCACTGGTCATTGTCCGATCTCTGGGCAATGACCGTGCCCGACCTTTTAGCCTGGCGTGAGCGTGCTGCGGTACGCTGGGGAACCACGGAAGAATAAGTTATGACTGACCGCAACCTATCGATAAAAGTGGCTTTAGGGGCGGTCAATAATCTGACTCAACCTTTTAATGCCGCCCAGAAAAGTACCGCCGCGCTGGGGCGACAAATCAAAGCCACGCGCGACAACCTGCGCGACTTACCCAAACAGGCCGCCAGTTTCGACAAGCTGGCCGAGTCCAGTAATAAAGCCGCCGCCCGCATTGAGAAATTGCGCCGGGCCTCTGATGCGGTCAAATCCCTCGACAATCCTACCCAGAAGCAGATCGCCGCTGTGCAAAAGTGGGACAGCCGCCTGGGTAAGTTGCAGGAAAAGCAGACCGTTGAAGTGCGGCGACTGGCTGAACTGCGCGCCAGTCTTTACCAGCATGGTGTTTCGGTTGCCAGTAACAGCACCGCCACTGAACAAATCACCCAGCGTACCGCCCAATATAATCGTCAGTTGCAACTGCAAGAGCAGCGGCTAAAACGAGTGGCAGCGGCGCGGGCCAGCTATGATCGCGGGCAGGAGCTGCGCGGCAAATTGCAATCCGGCGGCATGACGGCACTTGCCACCGGTGCAGTGATGGCGGCCCCGGTGGCGCTGGCGCTGAAGAGTTACACCGGCATGGAAGATGCCATGAAAGGTGTGGCAAAACAGGTTAATGGCCTGCGCGATGATAACGGCCAGCGCACCGCGCAATTCTATGAAATGCAAAACGCCATTAAAGACGCCGCAGAACTGGCCCCTTTGCCGGGTGGGGCTGCTGACTTCGCCGCTCTGGTGGAAGGCGGTGCGCGCATGGGCGTGGCAACTGACGGAGCCGACTGGGCACAACAGAAAAAAGAACTGTTAGACTTTGCCAACGTCTCCGCCAAAGCATCTAAAGCCTTTGAACTGCCCGCCGGTGAACTGGCGGAAAGTCTCGGTAAAATCTCCGGGCTGTACAAGATCCCCACCAAAGATATTGAGCAACTGGGTGATGCCCTGAACTATCTGGATGATAACGCCCAGTCAAAAGGGGCGGATATCATTGATGTGCTACAACGCATGGGCGGCGTGGCTGACCGGCTCAACTACAAGCAGGCGGCCGCGCTGGGTTCGACCTTCCTGTCACTGGGCGCACAGTCTGAAATTGCCGCCAGTGCGGCCAATGCGATGGTGCGCGAACTGTCGATTGCCACCATGCAAAGCGATAAGTTTCTCGCCGGACTAGATGCGCTGGGCATGGATGAGAAAAAGATAGAAAAGGCGATGTCGGTCGATGCCATGGGCACCATTCGCGAAGTGCTGGGTGTAGTTAAAAAACTGCCCGATGTTGACCGGCTGCGGGTACTCACTCAGCTGTTTGGTAAAGACTTCGGTAAAGATGCCGCCAAGCTGGTGAACAATATTGATGAGCTGGACAGGCAACTCGCCCTGACCAGTTCGGCAGGCGCTAAAGGTTCAATGCAAAAAGAGTCTGATATTGATAAAGACTCGATATCCGCGCAATTGCAGTTGCTGAAATCTGGCGGCGGAAACGCCCTCAGTTCGATGGGGGAAACCTTGCGCGCCCCCATGCTGGAGGTGGTCGAGACATTAAAAAACATGATTGGCGGCGTGCGTCGTTGGGTGGAAGCTAACCCCAAACTGGCAGGCACCATCATGAAAGTGGTGGCGACATTGTCGATTGCTACCATTACGCTGGGTGGATTGGCACTGGCTGCGGCAGCGTTATTGGGGCCGATGTTGGCCCTGCGACTGGGGTTCTCGTTATTGGCCGGTAACGGAGGATTAGGTTTATTGCTGCCGAAATTTAGCTGGCTAACCGGTGGGATCAGTCGGCTGGTGCCCAACTTATTGCGGGTGTCTCCGGCGCTATTGTCCTGGCGTACCAGCGCCAGCGTGGCCGGTGCTGCGCTGGGCGGTTTACGGTCGAAAATGGCGCTATTGGGTTCTAATGCTCAGATGGCGCTGTCCAATGCCTCTGGTCGTGCTGGTTCGGCAATGTATACCGCCTTTAGTCAGCCGGGTGTCGCGCTGGGTCGTCTTGGCAATATGCTGAAATGGGTGGCGACTTCACCGCTTCGCCTGTTGGGCAGTATTGGCGGTACGGTGTTTGGTGCGCTGGGGTCTGTGATTGGTTTTCTGTTAAGCCCTATCGGGCTACTGGTTGCCGCATTGGTCGGGGCTGGCATCCTGATTTATAAATATTGGGAGCCGATAAAGGCATTTTTCAGCGGTTTCTTTACCGGGTTAATCGAAGGGTTAAGACCCGTCAGAGAAGCTTTTGCACCGCTGGCTCCGATTTTTGACGGTATCGGTAGCGCGATTGGTCGGGTATGGAACTGGTTTACCCAGTTGCTTTCACCGGTCGAATCGTCGAAAGCCTCGCTGGAAGCGGCAACCAATGCCGGTAAAACCTTTGGTGAAGTGGTCGGCGCAGTCATTAGTGGGTTGTTCTGGCCGGTAGAACAGCTTGCCAAGGGGTTAGGCTGGTTACTGGAAAAACTGGGGGCTATCCCTAAAGCGGCGGATGCGGCCAGCGGTGCAGTGGCAGCGATGAACGGGCCAAAAGCGCCGGTGATGTATGAATGGGATCCGGTACTGAAAAAAATGGTGGCAGCAAAATCCGCCTGGTCGTGGAGTCCTGATAAACCGGTCGCCGGAAACAGCAGCGCGATGGTAAACGCGGCAGCGTCACCGATAGCCAGCGCCCCCACGGCGGCCCCGTCCATTTACGGTGCAGTTGACCGCAGTAAAAAGAAAAAAGGCAGCGGTGACAGCCTCGCCAGTAGTTCACCGGCCACAACAGCCGCGGATAACGCGCGGGATAAGCTGGGCGATATCGTGTTTAAAAATGTACCGGATTATCTACCGCTGGCCTCACCCTATTTATCCGCCCCGGCAAAAGCAGCGGCACAGCCTGGCCTGTTGGCAAGAATGCAGCAGAGCGCCAGCGATATGCTGGCCCGCACGCGAGACTTGATCGCACCGGGGAATGATTTTGACTCGTTATCACTGGCCGGTGATATTCCACAGCTGGCGAGAAAGCCGCTCAGTGCACAGCGAAACAGCGGCCCGATATCCTATGAAGGTGATCGCTACGACATCACAATCAGTCTGGAAGGTCAGCAGGCGGCCAGCATAGACGAGAATAAACTGGTCAATATGCTGTATGACAAAATCGCCACGCTACAGCGCCAGAAAGAGTCCCGCCGCCGTTCCACCTTTACCGACAGGGAGCAATAATCATGATGATGGTTTTCGGGTTGTTTGTGTTTGAACTGCGCACTGCGCCTTATCAGAATCTGGGGCAGGAAAGCACCTTCCGGCACGTCAATAACAGTCGGGTAGGCAAGTCGCCACGCTATCAATATATCGGCCCCGGCGAAGATAAAATTACGCTGGGTGGGACATTGTACCCAGAAGTGACCGGCGGCGATGTATCGCTGGCAGCACTGCGCACCATGGCCTACACCGGCAAAGCCTACCCACTGATAGAGGGCACTGGCGGGATTTATGGCATGTTTGTTATCACCGGTATCAGCGAAACCCGCACCGAGTTTTTTAAGGATGGCAAGGCGAGGAAGATTGAGTTTTCGCTCAGTCTGGAAAAAGTCAGTGAGGATTTGCGCGAGGTGTTGGCTGATGTATTCTTCCCTGTCGAATCCCCCTTTAAATAGACTGGTTATAATATGGGATGGTGATTATTCGATTTTTATTTAACTTGATGTTTTTTAAATAGATAATTGGAAATATGATAATGTGTTGAAACAATCAAGTTATGCTAGGAGGTTACAACATGTCACTAGATATCGCCTATAGTGTAGAAGCTGATGATTATATCGACCCTTATCGTGCATCGGACTTGTATTGGTCTGGTGTTATAACAAATCCACGTGCTTTTATGTGCCCTGGTTCGGGATGCACAGCACAGGTCACATGTGCCAATCTTACGGAAGAACAGCAAAATATTAAAATGGTTGTTCATTACCGTACTTACGGTAAAACTCATTCAAATGAGTGTGAAGTATTCAATAAAAAGCCATTGAACCTCAATTATGAATCATCCTTTTCTTCTTCAGATGAAAAACCTAATTTAGATCAGTCAGTTGTAGATTCCTTTATCCTAAATCGGCCTGATTCATATTATGATGATAATAAATCATCTGAATTCGGCAAGAATACAACCAAAAAAATAAGTACAGCAGCCGCAAAAGCAGCGGCGAGGTTAAGAGAGATTGGTCATATTAATAAGATCTACTCAGTCCGTTCTATAGTGAGTCGATTTATTGCTTATAAAAGAGATGGCAGCTTAAAAAATAGAAAAGTAAACATAGGAGGAAAAGATATCTCATATAATGGGATATTTAAGTGTATTTGGGAACAAGACTTAAATGAGCTACCTAATTATCCTGTAATTTACTATGGTTGGGCTTATGTTGATAGGACGAAAGGAGACGATGGTTATAAAATAAGGTTTAAGAAAGACTTAATTAGTGACGGTGTTAAAGCTAATGCATCTATTCTTGTTACAGATCGTCTCATTAATAGCTATACAATGAAAAAACTCGTGAGCACTAGACTGAAAAAAATACTGGAAAATCCTAAGCATACGGCTTATGTGTTTGTGTATGCAAAACCTACGGTTAAAGAAGTTAATGGGAGGAAATACGCAAACCTTAATATATCTAATCTGGACATGCTTGATATAAATTATGATTGTCCATTAACCAAAGAATATGATAAGTGAAATATATATTGAGTGATGTGGCCCGCAAGTCTGTATGGGCCACATAGTTATTGAACCTCTAGCGGTCAGATCGGTACGAGATAACCTTGATTTACCGCTTCAATTAACAGCCATCGCGGTAGTTAAATCGCATCTCGCGAGTAACTCAGATAATCATCTACAGCTTCAAGGTTATTGCGGATAGGTTCACCGTCAATCCATTCCTATGGTGACCTATCCGATGATTAATGGGGGATTAAAACAAATTAAGCCGTTTCGAGTGGCTCCTCGCTATCTTGCAAATAGGTGCAGCGTAACGCATCAATTTGTTGCCACAAAATAAGCGAAAGAATCTCTTTAGCATCGGCCCGATCAACGGAAATAATGGCGTAAATCAACGCACGGCAGTGATCGATAAGTTCTTCTACGTCGCAGGGGGTGTCATCGTACATAGCGCACCTCCGGTAGCAGAGGGGCTGGTAGTGATATTAGTGGGTAAAAAATGAAGTTATTACAGATAGATAGTGAAAGGCACTTAGTCGTCGAATCCATGATGACAACCTCTTCGATGGGGAAAATTATCACCACCAAGAACTGTCAATTTCTTATGGGTGGTGAACTGGACGGGGTTGACAGACCGGTCATCGAAGAACCCGGCGCATCTTACGATGCCCCCACCCAGCTCACCATTGCTTACATCTTACAGGTGTTACTGTGTCCGCACATAATAACTGTGTCTACAGTCGTGCGTTTCAATGAATTCCGGACTGTCAAATCCGGCAGCGGATTTTGCCGCTGCGGCGTGACTATAGCCCAGCGACGTTATAGCGTGCAATTAGCCAGCATCACTTTAGGACAAACATTTTTTGTGGAAAAATAGGGGGTTATCGTGGTGAGAATATTACCCCGGATTAGGGGGCCAGAATGTGTATTCTCCTTCACATCTCTTTCAATCTATGACAGACACTGGCTATTTTCTTTATCCTTACGTTGTCTGGATGCTCATGCAATTTGTACGGCCTTCCCGCCAGTGCTGAGTTTTTATTGTCCATTGCGCGCTGTGCAATGCTGTATTAAGATAGCATTGCACAGCGCGCAATAACGCAGGGAAAGAGCAGTGATAAAAACGTGGAAACATAAGGGATTACAACAGTTTTTCATGACAGGCAACCCAAAAGGGGTTTTAAGCGACAAGAAGGATGTGGAGCGGATACGGCAACGACTTTATGTGATTGATAGCGCAGAAACGTTGGATGAAATCGCCGCCTTTTCTCACTATAAGCTCCACCCCCTGACAGGGAACCGTAAAGGAACATATTCAATCACCGTGCGGGCAAACTGGCGGATCACGTTCGAATTTACGGATGGCGACGCATACATTTTAGATTTAGAGGATTACCACTGATGACTATGTTTAACCCTCCGCACCCTGGCGGCATCATCGCTGAGTCACTGGAAGATTTGGCGCTATCGATTAACGCCGCAGCGCGCGCACTGGGCGTTGCCCCGTCTACCCTTTCACGTGTTATGCGTGGAGAATCAGCGATCAGCCCTGAAATGGCCGTAAAGCTCGAAGCCGCTGGAATTGGTACCGCTCGCCACTGGCTGGCGATGCAGTCAGGTTATGACCTATGGCATGCGCAGCAAGATACGGATGTAAGTGCTATCAAAACGCTGTTTAAAGCTCCGGATATGCCAGCGCAGCCTAACCCGCTTTAGGACAAACATTTTTTCTGTAAAAATAGGAGGTTATCGCGGGGGATTGCACATATGATAACTCTCCGTTGCTTAAAGAGAGTATGGCGACAATGGTGAGGTATTTAAGCCATAGGACGGCGTTGTGCCAGTTCTGGCACCGGCTATCTAATATGTCCTATCAAATATGGAATATCCGTCCGCCCCCATCGGGTAGCTCTACTGTCAGGCTCAGTTTTCCCCCCATAGCTTCAATATAACGTTTGAGTGTTGCGAGTTTAACGTCGTTGCCGCGTTGCTCTATTTGAGTTATAGCGGGTTGGCTGACACCCATCGCTTTAGCCAGAGATTTTTGCGACAGTTGTAATTCTTCCCGCATCATCTGTAATCCAGTTTCCAGAATCATTTCATCGGCCATTTCTTTAATTCGCTTCTGACTCTCAGGCGAACGCGCGGCTATAGCATCACGTAATGTTCTCATTTCTGTTCCTCAATTACGGCTAAATGTGCACTAAATTCTTCGTCAGCAAGGCGGATCATCGTTTCGTAAAACTGTTTATCATTACTTTTATCACCGGCACACAATACGATTGCCTGACGCTTAGGATCAAAAGCAAAAAATGCGCGAACCGGACGACCAGAATATTGTACCCGCAGCTCCTTCATATTCTTGTGCTGAGAACCTTTTACTGTATCAGCATAAGGACGCGACAGTTTCGGGCCATAAGTTTCAAGATTGGCTAGACTGGCTAACACCTTTTCCTGCATCCCTTCTTCTTGTTCCTGCAACCAAGTGTCAAACCTTGGCGTCAAAATCACTATCCACACAATCATATCCTTATAAAGTGTAGCTTATGGTCTCATCATATAACCTACGACTTATATTTTCAATGCTTCATCTGGACAAAAATCCCACCATTAAACCAACCTCTAATTATGGTTTTTCCGGCCAGTCAATCTCTGGCGCGGTGTTGGGGTCAATGCGCATTAACGCGACGCGGTACTGTTTGAGTGCTGCCAATTGCTGAATATCAGTCTGTTGATTATCCATTGCGATAGCGTCGAGTAGGATGTTGATGTGCTCCGAAACCTGCTTTATCAGCGCGGTTTTTTGTTGGACGGCGGCGGCAATATGGCTGGCTTTTAATGCCTGTTGATCGACTTCCCAGGCGGCTCCCGTCCATTGATCAAATTCATGTGTTGGCTGAAGCAGTGTTTTATTGTGTGGCATGGGGCCGAGTGCAGAAATGATGGATTCAGTTTTGGTTTCAATGTCATAAACCGTTTTATGGCGATGGTCTGCCACTGTCACCCACTGGTTAGCAGTTAAATCCCTGACCAATGCCATGCCGGTTTTAGGTTGAATGATGGGCGCGTCAGCCACTGAGTGAGCCGGTAAGCCGACGCCGAGCGGCAAGTACTCCATGCCCGCGCTGGCATATTCAAGACTCTCCGCATCATAGTGATAAAGCGTTACCCATCCCGCCTGGCTGGCGAGTTGATGGTCATCCAAGATGGCCGGTTGAGCGGTAAAGTTATATTTCATTAGATTGCTCTCAAAATATAGCAAAATGAGATGTTGCGTGGTCGGGTTTCGGCGGCGGTGCGCACCACGCGGGAGGCGTCAAAATCAAAGCTGCCACAATGGGTGATGTCGGTATGGTGCGGGGTGTTGTCGTTGCCGACAGAGTGCGTTTTCGCGAAAGCACCAGTGAAATTACTCTCTGCCGCGCTGCCGAGGCTTTCCGATACGCCACGGATGCCACCGGTGATATTTTGCAGTGCGTCGGCTTGCTCGCTTAACAGGGTACGACCCGTATCAATGCCGCGCCCGTTATCAAATCCACGAATAAATTCGCCACGCAAATCGGGTAATTTTTTGTCTGGATATAAGGCCGCCAACGCGGGATAGTCGTTGGCATAAAATGATGCACCGTTACATTTTAAATAGCCTGCCGGTGGCGTGGTGCCTGGGTAGGGCAGTGGAATGCCGATGGGCGTTAATGTATCGCTGCGACTGGTGACGATATCTATCCATTCACGCCATTGACCATAGGAGCGCAGGCGATAAGCTATCTTGGCCGCGGTGTGGGTATTATTGGTGGAGAAAATGAATTGGTGGGCGGTTAACGAGTCATTCTGAATATGCTGAAGGGTCGCATCACCAAAATCCTCTGGTATATTGGCAGCGTATTGATTGACGCTGTACATACCGGTTGCGGCCAGTGTATTGATCCCCGCCGAGGCAATAATGCAGGAGCCGCCCCAGCCAAAGGCCCCGACCGCCATGAGTTCATCTTGCGCATTACCGACATTTCTGGTGGCCGCAGAGCCTAATTGCAAGTTAGCTCGCGCCGCCTTGATATTGCTAACATCAAATAAATTTTTGCTGGCGAGAAGATATTGCGGATGAGGATAAGGGGTGCGGATATGGTCGCTCATCATTGTCATCGCTGTACTGACCACTTTTCTGACCGCTTTGGGCGTGGCGGCTTCGGTCTCATTTTCGCTATCGATAGAGTTACTTAATCGCGTGAAACCTTTGGCGTATAAGCTAGCATCGGGATGGTTGCATGAGTTTTCATGAGCAATCATCAACTCATCGATATAGGTTTTGACCTCAATAGCTTTATCATCCGCATAGTTTCGCGCGGTCAGTACCGCTGATGGGATAATTTTCAGCATCACTGACGCCGTGCTGCTAACCATGAATATCATCCGAATCAGTTGGGTACGGCCACTGCCTTCCTGCATTTTCGGCTTATAGCTTTCCGGACAATTGGCGATGGCAATTAACTCTCCGGCTTTATTCAGCAAGCCAATCTCCCGAATCCACCACCCGCCCTCAGTCTCAGGGATAATCTGTTCAGCGATGATTTGATTGGAATTGACTGCATCAATACTTAATGAATTCAATGCGGCGCGGCGCTGTTCATTCACCAGTTGAGTTTGTGCCGGATCGGGTGTCGGCAGGGTGCCACCGCCATCCCCAACCGCCATGTGGGTTATCTCTAAACGGGTGCCGAGCGCGGTGGTGTTCGCCAGTTTGGCCGCGCCAATATGGGTCAGTAAGGCAAAGTATTTATTCGTCATATTGAGTCCATTCATAGGGGTAAATAGTCATTTCGTCGCTGTCATAGCTGGCAACATTGATGGGGATTGCGCCGTTAACCGCCAAATTAATCGACAGGCCATTCAGATGGCGACTGCACGGCTTGGCGTCGTCTATTAACCGCTCCAGTTCGGGATACATTTCCTCGGTAATACCGGTTTCCAACACACCTACATCAAGGCGAAAGGTGCCGGGCGTTTCATTGGTTTTCCACCACTCAGTTACGCGAATGAGGTAGCCGAGCGGCTCAACCACGCGCCGTAGTGCGCCAATGGTGCCTTTGCGTTTATGCACATAAGCCGAGGATTTCACCACTGCGCGCTTGGTAGCTTCCGGCCAGCTTTCATCCCAGCGATCAACCGACCACGCCCACGCCAGATAGGGCAGTAACGGCAGCGGGCACAGGTCAGCATTCCATAACTGGCGTAGTGGCACTGGCACGTTCCCCAACTGGGCGCAGGCTTGTGCGGCCGCGATTTCCAGTGGGGATGATCCGGCTGGTAGCAAGCGGTTATTCATCAGTTCCCCCGACCGTCAGCACGGCACTGGTGCAGTAAGCTGCTTTTGTGCTGTCCAGTACCACGTCAGCCAGCGGTGCATTCAGTTCAACACGCTGCACCCCTTCAACATGCAGCGCGGCATAAATCGCGGAAGTCCGAATATCCCGACCGAGGCGGCGTTGGGTATTAATATAGATTTCCAGTCGGGCCTGCGCGGCTGCACGTACCGGTTCGGCTTCCGGCCCCGGATAGATATAGAGCACCGCGTCAATCTGGTAATCGACAATCGCCGCTGATTGGACGGTGACGCGGTCAGCCACCGGTCGCACGTCATCGTCATTCAGCGCGGCGCGGACAATGTCCAGCAGCTCCGGCGAGGCTTCGCCATTTCCGGCCCGCGCCAGCACGGTGACGGTGACACAGGCCGGTGACGGACTCAGTGCCGAGGCATCAGCAACCCGTCCGTCAGCACGGCGGGCGTGGGCTTCATAGGCTCCGGTCGGCCCGGCGACACTCAGGGCTTCAAAGGCTTGCGGAATACGCAGGCGAAAATCCGTATCAGACTCCATCACGGCGGTGATCGGCGGAATAGCATCGGGATTGGCGGGCGTAATAACCAGGCGTTGAACGTTGTTGTTTGCCCCCAGTTGGTCTAAATCGCTGCCATTGGCATACGCCACCATGACCGCCTGCGCTGCCTCGTTAACCCGCTGGCGTAATACCAACTCACGGTACGCATTTTCCTGCAATAGCTTGACTAAAGGCTCAGATTCTAACGATAAGGTGCGCATGATGGCCTCCTGTTCATCGGCCGGATACAGGGCGATGAGTTCCGCCTTGCGTTCAGCCAGTAAGGTTTCATAATCCAGTGCTTCCACCGCCAGCGGGGCGGGCAGTTGTGACAGGTCGATGGTGCTCACGCATTACCTCCTACTGCGATAGCCAGATTAAAGGTATCAGCCAAATCAGTGCGCTGGCCGTGAAGCTCCAGTGTCATCTTGCCCGCTTTCGGCTCATTCAATATCACGCGGGTAAGCACCACGCGCGGCTCCCAACGCATGATCGCGCTGTAGGCCGCCGACATGGCTTTCAGTCGCAGTACTGGGTTTTGTGGGTCGTCAATCAAGTCAGACAGCAGTGAGCCATAGCCACGGCGCATGCACCGCGTGGTGGTCGGTGTGGTGACGATGTCGGTTATCGACTGGGTGATGTGATCCATATCGGTAATGCGCCGTCCGGTCTGGGCGTTCATGCCTAAATACATCATTTGTTTGGCCCGTCCGAGTTACTCCCACCACGTTGCACGCCGCTGTGGGTGTGGCTATCGACCGCTACGCCATTAGATGAGAAGGTGCCGCCGGAATGCTGAATGTTACCGGACATCTCACCGCCACCGGTCACATTCAGCGTGGCCGTGGTCAGATTTTGGGTACATTCCACAATGGGTGTATCCAGTGTGATTTTGACCGAGGCGGAACAGGTGATTTCTGGCGCAGTGGCCTGGATGGATTCACCCGCATTAAGGGTGGCAGTTTTAATGCCGCTGGCTTTCAGTGCGCCAGTGTCGGCGTTGTACTCAATCACTGCGCCGTCGGGGTAGGTAGCGTGCTGGGTATTGGCGGTTTTAATCGGAGCCGAGGCGCTTTTTTGATACAGGGCCGCAATGATCACACCGGCGGATAACTCGCCGCCAGCAGCCAGAATAATGACTTGTTCCCCTTCGGTCGGCGGCCACCATGTGCGGGCATTTCCGGCGCGGCGGACAGACCACGGCAACCAGTCGGTCAGTAATTCACCGCAGCGCACGCGGGCTTTGGGCGGATCAAGGGCCAAATTCACCTGTTCCACGATACCGAAACGGATCAGATTCATTATCAGGCGATAGATTTCGGCGTTGGTCATGGCGGTCAATACTCGTTATTCAGCGTAACGGTATTGTTTACGCGCGCGGGCAGGGGCGCAACGCGCGGCAGTTGTAGGAGGACTGTGACAACTTTTAGAAGGGGGGTCTAGAATGGCTCAGTATTATTTCTTGAACAAATAGCGAGTCAGACACATATAAATCAGACTCGTGATAGCTAATAAAAATAGCAGAACAAGATAAAACTCAATCCAGCTTCCTTCACTATCTTCACCCATATGACCGATTAAATTGCCAATATGTACTGATAAGTCGTAAAGGAACGATTTCACCATATTCATCTGTTGGAAAAATAGAAAGACTACGCTAAAGCATATAATGAATAGGATTAATTTAATTACCGTTCTAGCGAAGTTTGCAGAAGTCAAAATTTGTGCTCCCTGTTACATCAACCCGTCCGTAAGCCATTAACTCATGATGGCCCGGTACCCGGAATTTCTTCTGGCGTCTAATCGCCTTACTGACGATCTCAAAATCACTACCCTTAAAGAAGGTAATACAACCCCATGATTCGCCGGAACCATCCGGACGTAATGGATGTAATCTAAACTGACCACGTTGTATACCATTGACATAAAGGCTATCGGTCATAGTCTGGAAACTGAATAAGCCAAACCAACTATCGTGGTCGGTACCCCACCATAAATCCAAACCTTTTTGCCGAATTTTATTTCCTAAACTACCTGTAGGGCGGTCGACAATCCAATATTGTCCTGGAGGTAATGCAGCGAGGGGAATATCTGAACATTCAGACGCATTAACGAAAGGTTTTTTACCAGAGAAAACCTCGAATGAGCCGACACCGTAGCAGTGAAGGAGCGCTTTAGCGCCATTGTCATAAAGGTTTCGATAATCCATTCTACATATTTGCATATTAATCCTTTAATTAAATGTTAATCCTTTATTTTGGCGGAGTATAACATATTGAAAAAGTATTCTAATACACAAATAGAAAATCAATAAATATATCGTATCTTTATGTTTTGTTGGGTTTTTATATTGTATTTCGCAATATTTTTTAATATTAAAACCGCATTGACAGAAAAGTCCTAGGAAAATTCATCAAGTACCGCAATAAAGTCGGGCTATATTCCTAATTTAGACTTAGGAATGAATTAAATATTTGATCAATTATATTATTTCCGTCTTTGGACGTGATACCGAGCAATTGCCGGGCGGGATAATCCGCTTTTACATACGGGTTCACTTGGTCAGTTCCGCCGTACTGGTGTACCTGGGCAATTTTAGCCGCGACACCGGTATAACCGACACCAGCAGAATCAGGCAGTGCCTGAAGTCGCAAAAAGGTGGCATTGCGTAAACGGCGAAACATTGGCTGTTTTTTACTGGTGCGTTTAGTGGTGGCCTCCGCCTCGACCGATAAAAAACGGTCAATATCGACACGGTTAAAGGTGCGGATCGCGTTACGGTCATTATCCCAGCCGGTTATCTGGCGCTTATTGCCTGACCAGTTTTTCAGGTCGCGCACCGAGCCTTGATAGATAAACCGTAGGCGTTTTTGCACGGTTTTAATGCTGTCTTTGCGTTTGGTGTACGGGGAGCCATCCGCGTTTAATTGCTGACGAATACGCTGTTGCTGACCACGGCGCAGGGTGATGGAAATGTCCCGGCTTAATTTATGCCGCGCGCCTGATTTCCCGCGATTAACCAGACGTTGTAAATACTGTTCCAGTTCCTGAAATTCGTTATCCATAGCGCCTCTTTTCGTCTGTGGCCAACACAGTCATTTTTGTCTGTACTCGATATCATCCCGCCCACGGTGTGTTGGCGGCGGCGCGCTCCCAATCAGCCAACATATCGCCGCGCGGGTCGTCGGGTTCATCAAGGTGGGTTAACTCCAGCCGATCATTCACGTCCGCCACTCTGACTGCCTCGGTCAGTTCAAGGTGCAGCATGATATCGGTGGTGGCGTTATTGAGAATATCCGCCTCAAAGGTAAAACCGGTTTTGCGTCGGTCTGGATTGAAGATCAAGTCTGGCTGATGGCGGTGTATCCACAGCATGGCGGGCAACGTAACAGTATCCATGCTGTAAGGGTAATCCATCACCATAACGTGCACGGTGTAGCGGTATTCGAATGACAGCGATTTTTGCCCGGTGGCGACGACTGTCCCTTTATCCAGCCAGATAGCCAGTTTGTCAGGATTATCCCGTAGATAAGGCACCGCCTGACTCAGCGCGGCGCGTAGCAGGTTAGGTTTTAGCATCGGGCATTCCTTGCTGACAGGTCAGTACGGTATCAACCTGGGCCGCGCAGGCGTGTAAAGCCGCTTCCAACTGGTCGATATCGTCGTTTAAATCGCCGTTAGTTTGTGGGTTGGCTGCCGGAAACAGGCAGGCTGTGACCTTCGGACAGCCATTGACGGTAATCTGCGGCCCCAGTGAGGGCGGGGCGTCGACGCAGCCGGATAATATCATCAGGCAGGGGAGTGTCAGCCCAACGGCGTAACGTTTTATTTTCACGATATAACCTCTTTAACTGGCTGTTACGCTGGGCCAAAAGCTGATCCGCACTGGCAACCTGTTGGCGTAATCGTGCCTGTGCTTGGTTGTTGGCATTGGCGGTCAGTGCCAGAGTGATAAGTTGCCCGTTTTTACTGGCTACTTCGTCCGCTTGACGGTCAATCACTACTTGCCGGGCCTCAGACAAACGATAAGTTTGCACGCCACCGGCGACCAGTAAGACGGCGGCAACAGTCCAGGCGAGCGGGGCGGTATTGATAATTGACATGGATTAGCCCGGATATTGACGAGCGGGCAATTGAAAATGCGGGCCGTCTTTAAAGGTTGTCCAATTACCGCCCCATTCCACAGCGATCCCCAGCTCGGCAGCAGCCTGTTTCATGGCATCAGCCATCGGATAAAAATACTTCCATTCCCAGCTCACCTTGCCATCAGGCAGCGGCACAATATCCACCGCATGGCCGGTTAAATGGCGACTGTTCAGCGTTTGACTGGCACCGGCTTTAACCAGTTGGCGCTGGCGTTCCAGCGTGCGAACACCTTCGATCACTTTAAAATCTATCGGGGTCAGTTCCAGCGCGCGGCGTACTACCTTGACCAAATCAGGGTGCACGCCGAGTAGATTGCTTTCGCTGGTTTTACCGAAAATAAAGTTATTGCTTGGCATCAGGGGTTCCCATCTTTTTATTGACGATCTTAAACACCAACTCACGAATGGCTTGCAAGCCGATCAGACCGATCAAGCAACTGATAAATATTTCCACTTTTCCGGCGGCGACTTCGGTTAGCGCACCGTTTAGCCAGGGAATAGCATCAATGGCGTGGATCAGCATTGGGGAAATTACCGGGCCGATATTGACACCGACCAGCCCACACACCACGCCCTCACCAATGCCTTCGCGCAATTTCCCGCCACCCCAGACCACGCGGCGAAACGCCACAATAAAACCGACCAGAAAGCCGTTAATGACGGTGGAATGAGCAGAGTAAAAGGCCAGTAACGCACCTATCCAACTTGGATCTTTTTCTGGCATTTTCATGTCCGTTACCCCCTTTTGGGAGCCGTGGCTGTGGCAATTAGTCCCACAGCTGAATAATATTTTGTTGTGCCGGTTCGGTGGTGTCGGGTAATTCCAGCCAGTAACCGGCGGGCAGTACCGGCCCCCGTTCAGCCAGCCCCGGATTGGCCTGATAAACCGCCTCGGTGACACCTTCGGTGCGGCCGTAATGACGCCAGCACAGCGCGTCAACGGTGTCATACTGTTGAGCCTGAACACGCATTTACACCAACTCGGCAATGCCGCGTTCACGGCCTTGCACATCACTGATGGCCCAGCGGGCATCCCGCCACAAGTCGGTGATTTGTGGGTCAAGGGCATCAGCCCGTTTATTGCCGTCGCCGGTAGTGTCCATATTGCGATAACGTTCGGTCAGATTGGCTTTGGCATGGCAGTAAACCGCCCGGCGGTAACGCTGTACCCGCATGGATTCACCATCAACCTCTTCCGCCTCGACATCTTCCAGCTTCAACACGCCAGCGGCTTCCTGTTCGCTACGCCATGCGCGTAACTGGCCGTTGGTGTTACTGATGGCCTCGATCACCGCTTCTTTCAGGCGCTCGGTGGTGACATTGCCATCCAGACGCATCACTTTGCGTAAATCACCCAGTGAGATCACCGGCCAAAACGGCGCGCTGGCGATCGTCACGTCCGGCCCTTCGGGTGGGCTTGCCGGATGTACCGGCTCTTTGGCGAGAAAACTCATATCATCACCATTAATAAAATGGGCGGTGGACGCAGTTATCAGGGATAAACCTCATTTCCGCGTGCCGCCCGACGTGCGGGGCACGATTCAGGGGGTACGTTTGGTGCGCACCGTGTTGGTTTAATCTTTGGCTGCGAATTCGAGGTTGCTGGCCGCAGTCAGTGCGGCTTTTTTCAGGTTCCGTTCCAGCACTTCAATATCTTTTTTTACGCCGACATCGGTGTGCGCGGCTAAAGCCCGCTGCAACCAGATAAGGGCAGACGCCTGATCAGCCTGATTGGTGCTTTGGCGCAGGGTGTAGCCGATGGCCTTGAGCAACTTGGCGCGGGCCTCATCCGGCATATCTTTATCCGCCGTCAGCTCTTGCAGGCGCAGCAAAATATCAATTTCAATTGCCGGACTGTTGGCGGACGCAAGTTTGAAATTCAGCAACGCGGCTTCAGACAGCTGATCGACGATGAAGCAGGCGGCGGTGCGCTGGTATTTGTCAGCCATTGGCAGGTTATGGCCGATCACATATTCCGCCAGGCGCAGTGCGTCACGGTATAACCCGGCATCCACTGACCACACCATGCAGGTGGTGACCACCTCATCACTTTGGCCGCTATTGGCGGTCAGGACACCGTCGAGCCAGCCGTCGTAGGCGGGCAGCATTTCGCGCTTCATCTCTGCGCGGGTGATATGGGATTGAAATTGCGACAGGCGGCGCTGATCAATGCGCAACCGGTAAAGCTGTTGTTCGTAAGCTGAGCCTTGCACTACGTCTGCCGTGGTGCCGCGTCGTTCGGCCATCACTTTGTCGTAATGGCGTTGTGCTGGAGTTAACATCATGCCTCCTGGGTTTAATCGGCTGGCGCTGTTAAGGCTCAATCGGCTCACCGGCTTTGATGCCTTCAATCAGGCAACCGAAACCGTAATCCTCCACGCAATAAGCCTCGTTATCGGACTCATAGGTGGTGACGCGGTTAAACTCCGGTTCCTCTTTGAGGGTGCGTCGGTGTGTCCCTTCCTGCACATAGATAGCCAGATTATCGAATGTGGTAATAAACAGGGCATCGGCGGGGAAGAACGGCGCGCGGTAGGTCTGCATCCCGCCGATTTGCTTCTGCGATACCAACATCTGACCGGCTAACGCTTCAGTGTGGGGATTGCTGCCGCTGACGGTGTTCAGTACCGGGAAATACTTATCCGCCAGCAGCTTGCGACCGCAGATCACAATCAGGCCGGTGTCGTCCTGATACCACGGGTCGATCAGGCTGTTAACCGCATCAAAAGCCAGTGCGTCAAGGTTGCCATACTGTCCCTTGGTGATCAGTTTGTTGTCCTCATCACGGGTGGACACCATCACATTAGACATCACACGCTGTGGGGCAAACAGCCGGTATTTTTTCAGCCAGCCGATATTAACGTCTTGTAATAACGGGTTAGCGGTAATATCTGACTTAGCCGCCACTGACGTGCCATTAAAGCCAATCATGATGCGATCCAGTGCTCGGCGCGTAATAATCTGATTGGTCACTCGCGTTTTAAAGTCACGCTTACCGGCCCACGCATCCAGACGGGCATAACTGATATAGGTGTCAGAGTTAGTCTGCTCACAACGGTAAGTGCCGTTGTCCTCAATGGTTTCCGGTGAGTTCGGCTCACGGCGAACCGTGGTGGAGGTGTTACGGCTGGCAATCGGGCCACTGACACCAATACCAATGCGCTGGCCTTCCTGCTCTGGCACGAGGTTAATGTTGATACGCTTTAAAAAATCGCTGGATTGTTGAATTTTATCTTCCAGCGTTTGGGCCACTGACGGGACAATCGTGAATTGTTTGCTTACCCGTTCCAGTGGCAAGCTGTTGAGCTTGGCCTGTGCGGACAGATATTCGTCCCATTTATCACGTGTTTCATTTCTCATGTTCTTCATTCCTGTGGATTAAATAGGGCGATTTAGCAGTTGATAGTGTCGTCGGCACTGCCTTCCGGGCCACCTTTAGCCGGTGGGCGACTGGTGTGCTGACTATCTTCGCCTTGTAGCTTGGTCGTCAGCGCGGCAAACGAGGTGGACAACTGGGATAGCTGGCCTTTTAGCTCAGTCACTTCCCGCTGATTGGCGGCAAATTGTTGTTGGGTTTCCAGTACGGTTTTCTGGCTTTCGGCGATCACCTGCACCGCCTGGCGAATATCCTCCAGATTGCCGTCGGTCTTGCGTTTGGCACCAAACAGTAGGTCTTTAATCTGCTCAGTAAATTTCTTACTGGTGTCGTCAACGGTCGGGGTTTCATCGAATTCAATCAGGGTTTCTTCCAGCGCGGTAAACAGACAATCGTCGGATTGTTTGCGACCAGCCAACGGGTGCGGCTTACCGGCAGCAACCTGTTGCGCGCAGAATTGGATCATTTCCGTGCCCAAACTGCCTGGGTTATCGGTCAGGGCCAGCCCCTTTAGATAAGCGCGGCCACTGTCGGCAAAGTTGGGGGAAAACTGGATCGAGGTGTAGACTTTCTGACGGCTCTTATTCAGCGTCAGCATTTCATCGGTAGGGTTGATTTGTGCCAACAAAGCCAGCTTGCCACTCAATGGGCCGTTAATGATTTTTTCAGTCTTGACGGCCGTCACGTCGCCATAGCAGCGAAATACGCTATCAGGCATCAGGCTTTTGTAGTGCTCCAGATCGACGCGGGCACCAAAAACCGTGGGGTCATAGGTCAGCGCAATATCTTCTAAATCCTGACGGTTAATCGTGCGGCCATCAGCGGCAGCCCCTTCAACAGCAACGCGGAAAAACTTGGATAATTTAGGCATATAACAATGCTCCGGGTATCAGCAATCAGTGTGCAATAAGCAGCGGACACCATCATCACCCCAGCGGCTAAACCCGCGCAAAGCCTTGTTATTGTAAGAGGTCTGCTACAACTTTATCCCCTCGCCGCCAGTCACGCGGGCGCGATAGCCTAAGCCTCATGAGCAAATTAGCCCCCGATTCTGCACGCGATGCCCGTAGTCTTTACTGGCAGGGATACCAGATATCTCATATCGCCAAACTGACCGGTTTCAACGTGCATACGCTGTACTCCCGGCGCAAGCGCGAGAACTGGGACAAAACCGCGCCCCTCGACCGGGTGCGCTTTACCACCGAGGCCCGTTATAACCAGCTGATTGATAAAACCGAGAAAAGCGGGCGGGATTTTAAAGAGATTGATTTGCTGGCGCGCCAGTTGGTGCGCTTTGACCGGCAACTGAATAACGAGGGCGGCGAAGGTCGCAAAAAACAGCCGAAGAACCATTTCAGTGATGAACAGATCGAGCAGCTGAGAGTCAGGTTTTACGATGGGCTTTATGAGCACCAAAAGCGCTGGTTCAAAGCCAAAAGTCTGGCGATCACTATCCGCAATATCCTCAAGTCGCGCCAGATTGGGGCGACCTGGTATTTTTCCCGCGAAGCGCTGATCGATGCATTGGAAACTGGCCGTAATCAGATATTTCTGTCCGCATCTCGCGCCCAGGCGCATCAGTTCAAACGCTTTATTATCAAGTTTGCCGCCGAGGTGGGTGTCGAGCTGAAGGGCGATCCGATTATGTTGTCTAATGGGGCCGAGTTGCATTTCCTTGGCACCTCGGCGGCGTCGGCGCAGTCGTATACCGGCAACCTGTATTTCGACGAGTATTTCTGGACGAGTAATTTTATCAATCTGCGCAGTGTGGCCGCCGGTATGGCAACACAAACTGGGCTGATAGAAACCTATTTCTCCACCATTTCCAGTGAAGAACACGAAGCCTATCGTTTCTGGTCGGGCGAGCTGTTCAACGATGGCCGCAAAAAGGCTGACCGCGTCAACATTGATATCACCCACAAAAATCTGAAAAACGGCAAGATTTGCGCAGATAGGCAATGGAAGCAGATTGTGACCGTCAAAGACGCGGCCGCACTGGGTTTTGACCGTATTGACGTGGACGATCTGATCGCCAAGAAATCCCCGGATGAATTCAACAACCTGTACATGTGCCAGCCCATCACCAATGGCGAGCGGCCGTTCTCATACAGCGAGCTGATTAATTGCGGCGTAGACGGTTGGAACGCGGGAGTGTGGGACGACTGGCGGCCTTATTCACCGCGACCGCTGGGCAATTCGCCGGTGTGGATTGGTTATGACCCTAACGGTGAGGGGGAAGGGGGCGATAGTGCCGGATTGGTGGCAATCGCCCCGCCACAGGTGGAGGGGGGCAAGTTCCGCGTGCTGGAAGCCATTCAGTTGCGCGGGATGCCGTTTGAACTTCAGGCCGAGGAAATCAGGAAAATGACCCAGCGCTACAACGTGCAGTTTATCGGTATTGACGGCACCGGCATTGGTGGCGCGGTGCATTCGTTGGTACTGAAATTCTTCCCGGCGGCCATGAAATTTGTTTACAGCATCAGCGTGAAGTCCGCCCTGGTACTCAAGGCGCAAATGGTGATGCGTCGGGGCCGCTTTGAATATGACGCCGGGCTAAGTGTGATTGCTCAATCCTTTATGACTATTCGTAAATCAGTGACACCGGGCGGAATGACGACCTATACGTCTGACCGTTCCAAAGGGGCCAGCCATGGCGACGTGGCCTGGGCCATCATGCATGCATTGCAAAACGAACCGATTGGCGCAGAAACCGGCAGCACCGGCGGCGGCTTTGTTCAGGAGTTTTAACCGTGGAAATAAATACAACTTTACCCGCAGCAGTCACAACGGATGCACCGCCAGCCCAGCAGCCCATCTCAACGATGGAATCGTTCACTTTTGGCGACCCGACGCCGGTATTGGATCAGCGGGATTTGCTGGATTGCATGGAGTGCGCCAGCAATGGTAATTGGTTCGAGACACCGATCAGCTTCTACGGGCTGGCGCGTATTTTTCACTCGGCCATTCACCACCAATCACCGCTCAATTTTAAACGCCGGGTACTGATGAGTTGCTACCGGCCGCACCCACTGCTTTCCCGCGCTGATGCTGGGGCATTCGTGCAGGATTTTCTGGTGTTCGGCAATGCCTATCTTGAACTGCGCAAAAATCGACTGGGGGGCCCGTTGGCGCTGAAGCATGTTCCGGCCAAGTATATGCGGCGTGGGAGCAATCTGGATCAGTATTGGTTTGTGACCTATGAGAAAGAGGACTATCCCTTTGCGTCTGGCTCAGTGTTCCATCTGGCTGAGCCGGATATCCATCAGGAAATCTACGGTTTACCGGGGTATCTGGCCGCCATCCCGTCGGCGTTGCTCAATGAGGACGCCACGCTGTTCCGGCGCAAGTATTACATTAACGGCAGTCATGCCGGGGTGATTGTTTATCTGTCTGATGCGATGCAGAACGATACCGATGTGCAGGCATTAAAACGCACCCTGACCGATGCCAGAGGGAAGGGGGCATTCAAGAACGTATTCGTGTACGCGGCAGGCGGGAAGAAAGACGGCCTGCAAATTATGCCCTTTAGTGAGATAACCGCCAAAGATGAGTTTAACGGCATCAAGAACGTAACCCGCGATGATTTGCTGGCCGCGCACCGTGTGCCGCCGCAGTTGATGGGGATCATGCCGACCAATACCAGCGGCTTTGGGGATGTTGAGAAGGCCGCGAAGGTGTTCGCCATCAATGAGCTGTATCCCATCATGGAAGATCTGAAAGCCCTGAATGACTGGCTGGGCGTGGAGGTATTCCGCTTTAATCCTTACGCACTGGCCGAAGTTTAAGTTTGACCCACCGATTCATTCAATAATTTTCATCCACATCAGCACGGGCGCACCTTGCAGCCCGTGCCATTCCTCGATCACGCTATAACGCTCTGAGCGCCCCATAGCGAGGCGCACGCCTCACGTATCCGATCACGACACCCATCACCCGAATGCACATCACCATGACCCACAAGCAGCGAACCAGCCAAAGGTGCCCGACCACCCCTAGACCCTTCAGCGCGCGATTGTCTCCCCTCCACGCCTGCACGCAAAAAGGGTCTCTTTTTGTGCATTTGTGCAAGTGGCGGCAGGCCGCGCCAGTTCTGGGCTGGAAGAGGTGAAATAGCATCAAAAATATTGTGCAAACTTGTGCGAAAGTAATATTAACTATTAGCCTACATACATAGCAGCCAATTTTTAACTGGCAGAGACTCTCTATTAGTGTATTTATTGATCTTGCTATGAGAGTTATCTTGAAAAATAAAATAAATTGAGAGTTTATAATTTTATGTGTACTTTGTTTTTTTTAGGTTTATCTGTAAATGATAAGTGATTGGGGTGTTTGGTTTCTTAATGAAATTATATAGTTGCTAATAATTTGTTCGGTAATGTCTCATGGGGGATACATGCATATTAATAAAATTAAAGTTAAGAATTTTAAGAAAATAGAAGATGGAGCTTTTGATTTTAATAAGGATGTAAATATATTAGTGGGAGATAACGACTCAGGTAAAAGTACAATTCTAGAAGCTCTTGAAATAGCTCTAAATTGTTGTTATAGGGGAAAGTCGTTAGCTGGTGTATTATCATCGGAGATCTTTAATAGTAATGCCTTGATTAAATATCTCAAAAGTAATAAAGAAATTGATGACTTGCCTGAAATATTGATAGAAGCATATATAGATGGTATCCCTGAGTACAAAGGGAGTAATAATTCGGAGGATGAAGATTGTCAAGGTGTTTTCGTTAAAGTAATACTGGATGAAGAATTAATTCCAGCATACGAGGACTTTATTAAAGACAATAAAGAAATTTCAAGTATCCCAATTGAGTTTTATAAAATTGATTGGTATGATTTTGCATGGAACAGAGTTAAAGGCCTTAATAGGAAATTTAGAGCTCTAGTTGTTGATCCTATTAGGATGCATCCGACATATGGCAAAAATCAATATATATCAAACATATTAAATGCTTCTTTAGAAAAAGATAAACAGGCTGTATTAGGCATTCAATATAGACAACTAAAGGAAAGTTTTAACAAAAATGAAAAAGTAATTTCCATCAATGAAATGCTCGACAAAGACAAAGATATTTCTCTTAAAAAGCTAGAGATAGTAGCGGATATATCTGGTGTTTCTTCAATAGAATCTAATTTTCAATTAGCAGTCGATCAAGTTATTTTTCCTTTTATCGGTAAGGGCGAACAACATAAGATACAAATTAAACTTGCAATTCAGAATAAGTCAAAAAATGTTGACGTTATTCTTGTTGAAGAGCCAGAAAATCACTTATCACATATGAATCTTACGTCATTAATAAACTATATAGAATCAAAACGAGGAGATAAACAGTTATTTCTTACTACACATAGCTCATATGTCATGAATAAGTTAAGTATAAATAAATTATGCTTATTAGCTGATAAATATAAGAAATTAGATAAGATAGATCCTGCGGTAGTTAAGAATTTAAAAAGATTACCCGGTTATGATACTTTACGATCAGTACTTTCTAGTAAGGTTATTCTTGTCGAAGGTCCTTCTGATGAACTCGTTTTGAAAAGATATTATATTGATAATTACAAGAGCCTCCCTGAAGAAAATGGCATAGATATCATTGTTGTTAGAGGAATTGGTTTTAAAAATTACTTAGAAATAGTCAAGCATTTGGGCATTAAAACAAAAGTAGTAAAAGACAATGATGGTTCTTATGTAAAGAACATTAAAACATATGAAGACCTATATAAAGATTATCCATCCATTAAGGTTTTATCACATGCAGACGATGAATTGTACTCTTTAGAACCTGTATTAATAGATGCAAACTCAAAGGATATAAATTCTATTGATTGTTATGCAAAAATAATTTTATCAACGGCAACTTATAATAATTATAAAAAAAATAAATTATTACCTCAGAAGAAAGAGTTTTTAAGAAAATGGTATCTTGATAAAGATGGAGCAGGAAAGAAAAAAGTAGATTCAGCAATAAGGATTTTTGACTCTGAATCTAGTATTCATTACCCTGATTTTATTAAGAAGGTATTTGATTTTGAATAACAGAATAGTTATTGCCTGTGCAGGGGCTGGAAAAACGAAACTAATAGTTGATGAGTCATTGAGTAAAATAAATGTTGGCTCTCGTATTCTTGTTATAACTTACACGAGGAGTAATCAAAAGGAAATTATAAATAAATATAAGGAATCAGGCGGAGTGGACTTTGTTAATTTTAATGTGAAAGGACTTTTTACTTTTTTACTTGAAGATATTGTTAGGCCATATCAAAAAGTGGTATTTAACCATAGGATTAGAGAAATCCAATTCGATAATAATAATCCTCATTTACGCAATGGTTATAATATAAAAGGGAGACAGGAAAAACTCAATGATGGAAGATTAAACCCACTTCATTACCTCACTAAATGTGAAACCAAAGCTCATACATCATATCTATCTAAGCTAGCAACAAAAATAATCAAGTTAACGAAAAAAAAACCTATCTCTCGGTTAGAGGATATGTATGACTATATATACATTGATGAGGTACAAGATTTAATTGGATGGGATTTTGAAATAATAAAATATATATCCAAGTCAAAATTAATAAATTTAATGTGTGTTGGTGACTTCAGACAAACAATATACGATTCAGCAATAACCACTAAAAGCCCTCTTTCTTCAGATGAAAAAATAAAATTTTTTGAAGAAAGTAAATTTACTAAAATAGTACTTAATAAATGCCATCGCTCTATTCAAGAAATATGTGATATTGCTGATACAGTGCACTTAAAACAGAATTATCAAAAGACCATATCAGCGGTAAAAAATATTGATATTGATGAGGACTTTAAAAATCATCTCGGCGTCTATATAGTAAGACTGTCAATGGTAAAGGATTATGTCATTAAATATCAACCAGTTGTATTGAGATTAAATAAAAATATAGGGATTAATGATAATATAGAAAACCTAATAAAGATAACGTATGGAAAATCTAAAGGATTAGGGTTTGATAGAGTCTTAATATTCCCGACCAAACCATATGAGGAATTTTTCAAAGGTAATGTTGATGTGTTTGAGAAAAATAAGACTGAGGAGTCGAAGAATAAACTTTATGTTACGTTAACCCGTGGCAGATATAGCGTTGGCATATTGATGCCAGATGAGATGGTTAATGAATGTAATATAAAAATATGGGAAGGTGAATGAATTGATGGCTAAAGTACTAGCTCAGACTCAAGTAAATGTCTGAGCTAGTAGAAAATTGATGCTATTTTGTAATAGCAATTTTATTGCTGAAGGTATTAAATATTAATCCATTCCCAAAATCCACCTTCCCCCCCATAACCAACGCTCGCAATTCCCACGGCTCCGGCTCTATGCCGATTTTTCGCAGGAAACTCAGCACCTGATCCGCTAACTTACCGACAGGCTGATACTGAGCCGCTATCTCTGCTTTCTTCACCTCGCGATTATCAGAGACTTTCTTACCCTTATCCCCATCATTGCGGATCCGTTCGGCCAGTTCTCGCCGTTCCTTACGCCCCATATCCTCAAAAAGCTGGCTGGTTTGCTGGTGATAACGTTTTATCTGCTTGGTTGTGGCGTTCTTGGACAGTTTTGGATAACTAAATTCTGCGGCTGGCGGGGTGCTTTCAACCGATTTTTCCGGTTGAGGGCAGCTACCGCGTACAGTTATTGACAGAACTCCAAGGGGCGGCGGGCCGCCCTGAACGTCAACAGAAAAATCCGCGTCAGCTTTGATTTTAGGAACAATCTTGTAAGTGGTGGTGCGGGTATAGATAATTGAATTAGAACCCGATTCAGGGGCAAAGACACCAGTGATCCGGCTGACGTTATCCCCGTAATCGTTGCCATTCTCAGTGATGTCGTAATTGAGCCTTACGCGCAAATCTTTACGGGCGACTAGCGGGCCGCCTTGTGCGAGGGTGTAACCCGCCCAGTTGCCTTCGTCAGCGGCAACCTGAGCCGGTGATATCTCTGGGAATAAACGCAGCTCCTTGTCCCGCAGACGGCGTAATTCACGGTATACCGTGACCGGCGCACCACCTATTTGCTGAAACTGGCGAATACGCCAACGGGACGCCCAGGCACTGACTCGCTTGGCGGTTTCCTTTAGGGGTTTACCGCTTTCGTCGTCCAGCTCATCATCAAGCGCATAACCGTCGATATTCTTTGATATATATTTGGCAATGTAGCCGGTGGCGCTACCCAGTTCTTTATCAATGGGGACCACATGGAAACGGGCTTTGAGCGCTTCTTGTGATTGCAGCTCTTCCGAGTCTTCCCAACGGGCATAGGTGCAAAAAATATCGCGGGCCAGTTCGATATCAGCAGGCATCATAAATAGCAGCATATGCCAGTGGGGTGTTTCGTCATGGTGAGGCTCCGCCACACGGAAACCAAATACCCGGATACCGGCACGTTTCCACGCGGCACGAACCTGTGACCAGATGCGACATAAATACTTCTGCGTCTGCCGTGGGCTGGCGCCACGCCATTTGTGATTACGTTTGCCACTGTTGTGCATGGAATGGAATTTCGACGGCGCTGTTAAGGTGTAGAAATCACCGGCTAAATTCTCTTGCTCCGCGATATCCTCAAAACCGCGCATTCTGGTCATTAATTCGCAGCGGCGGATCGCCGGATTGGCAATACTGCCATCGTATTTATCAACCAGCGAAATCCGGTTCCCGTCTTCATCTTCCAGCTCAAACGCCTGTAAGAATTCACGGTTAGACTTCTTCTGTGCTTGCCATTCTTTGAGGGCGGGATCACTGCAATAGGACGCTGATTTGGCGTGAACATAACCCGCCGCAATCATCAGGTGTTCACGCCACTGATCATGGATATGCTTCAGACGGCGCAACCACCATGAAGGGGACTCAATACGGGCAGTAGCACGCAATGCTTCGTCCGCTGTCATGGTTTGGCTTTCGTATAATCCCCAGCCCGGTGCGCTGGTATTTAGCTGACGAGTTAAAAAACCGATATAGCCGTAACCGGATACAATCGCGGTTTCAATATCACCATCAGGTAATCCCATTTGATGATCATATTCGCGGATAAATTCGCCAGTCATACAATCTGACAGGCGATAGGCCAGCCGTTTGATCTCGCGCTTGCCGTAGTAAGGAATGCGGCGAAAATCATCATAGAAAGGGAGTAACACATGGGATCGAATATCAATCTGATATTGCTCTATAACGCAGTCCACACGCGGCAATAGGTACTTTTCGATTGAGTTGATTAAGTAGCTATTGGCTCGTTTGGCTCCACTGTTTTGTTTAATGTTCTCCACTCGTTGGGTGTAGTAGCGACGGATATAGTGAGGTAGTGATTCAAGGCGGCGCATAACACGCCGCGCACGCGGAATGGGTTCATTGATTTGTGAAAAACGACTGAATAGATCCTCACTTATCTGTTTCTCACCGGCAGCAGTCGCAATCGCTGGTCGCGGCGCATTCCATGAGTAAGCCCCGGTAAACGTTTCAGTGTTACCGGGGTAAGCTTGAGGTGGGGTTGGGGTACTGCGGCCGCGTGAATGGTTGGTCATTCATTGCGCCTAAGAGTCGCGATGATTTCCCCGGTACTTTTTCTACCATCCCCTTTACAACTGATAGAGCGCGGAGCCGTAATCGAGTGGAGGGTGAAACGGCTATAGAGATCGCGACTGATAGAGGTATCGCTATTGGAGGCAACAACATGACAGCCATTTTCAGCGGCCCTTACCAGTAGGCGGGCTAACCGAAATTGCTGATCAGGGCTAAAACCATCGGTGTGATAATGGGTAAAGTCAGCAGTGCTGGATACCGGGATATAAGGCGGATCGCAATAAATCACATCACCCGCAACAGCCATTTCCAGTGCTTCGGAGAAATCACAACATAAGAAAGTCGCTTTCTTGGCTTTTTCAGCAAAGAAACGGATCTCGGCTTCGGGGAAATAAGGCGCTTTGTATTTGCCATAGGGGACATTAAATTGCCCTTGTTGGTTATAGCGACAAATACCATTAAAGCAGTGGCGATTGAGGTAAAGGAAGATTGCTGCTCTGGATATATCATCACGGTTTCGTGCATTGAATATTTTGCGGAAAATATAATATTGTTCGTCGGAATTAGCCGTAAGAAACAGTGCGGAAGCCACATTTATTAAGTCGCTCGTTTCTCTTTTGGCGACTTCATAGAAGTTAATCAGATCATCATTGATATCCGTTATCAGATATTCATCATAATCCGTATTTAACATCACTGAACAAGAACCCGCGAACGGCTCTATCAGCCGTTTACCCGTTGGCAAATGCTGACGTAAGGCTGGCATGATTCGGGCTTTAGAACCGGCCCATTTCAGCGGGGAGCGATTCATAAGGCACCCCGATAGTGCTTCTTTTTCTCTTCATGTATTTGCTGGCAAGTAACACAAAAAACCACTCCCGGCACGGTAACGCGCCGTTGCTCTGGAATTGCAGCCTCGCAGGATTCACAGATAAAAGCAGATGGTGCAGTTGGCTTACTGCGAGCATTGGCGATCTGAGCGGCTAATACCATCTCTTGCCGTTCTTGGACGAGATCGATTAAATCAGGCATCAGTGTTGGCCCTCAGAAATGGCTTTGAGGTTGTCAGCAACTTGGCGAATTAATTCAATAGCTTCAATGCTGTTAAGGTCACGTTGGGAAATATGATCTGAAAGGGCCGTTAACTTTTCTGACAAATTAAGCGCAAAGGCTTTTCGTTCCTCCATTCGGGCGCTATTTAAATATTGGTGCATGGCTTCAGTTGAAGTGGATATTGCGGCAAGTCTGCGATTCATCATTTTGCTATTCCTTGTTTTCAGACAATAAGAATCCCGGCGCGATATAAAACGCCTGTGGCTTTCGGGTGGTTAATTACTGGTCTTGATTGATTACAGCGTCAGCATCGGGTAGTTCTTTAGGAAATGAGGTCGTTAATTCGGATAATTCTCTCATGGCCTTAATCACCCCTAATCGGTCTGATTTATCTAATTCGTGAAACTTCAATTTATGCTTATCCCGGTGCAGTCCAGCAGTGAAGTAGATCAATCCTCTGTGGCGAAATGACACACCTGATAAAAATGCGGCAACTCTATTCGTTCTCCTTAATGCCTTGTTAAGCATTAGCCGGACATTAGCTGTCTGAATAAGGCCGGTTTTTATTTGCTCCGCTGTGAGTTCAATTGCTCTTGCAGACTTTTGCATAGCAATACCTCCGCAAAGATGAGTTAAGCGAATATCCCCATAAGGCGAGCGAACCAGCGACGAGGTGCTCTGGGTTTTGCCATATAAGGTGTTCGGAGTCCGGGGATAAACTGTACTTCGCTAGTTTTCGGTTGAAAGTGTCGACCGTCTGGTGTTTCTAACCAACCGCGTTGGTGACGGTGATGCGTAACTTGCTGGCCGTTCACCAATAATGCGGCAAGAGATGGGCACTGTGGGGCTTGAGTCATGACGCATTCCTCATCTGATGCAGCTGATCAATATAAGCAGTGGCCTGTGCCTGAGCATCAAACTTACCGTAAGACTGATCGCCTTGGCTCACCTGATAGCGAGTCAGCAGGTTTATTTTGTTACGTTTCAATCGGGTAATAGAGAATCCACGATAAACGCTGGTGTGTTCGCTGACTTTTACCAGCGCATTACGTGGGCTATAAACTAATTGGCGCGCAGCAGCGGATAGTTGCAGTTGGCTAATCAATTCATCATCTCCACATAGCGCTCGGCTTTATAGCGGGCGTTTAAGTAAATCGCATACAGATTCACTTCACGTTTTGCACCTTTCTTTTGCTGGATGATAGGTAGACGTCCTGTATCAGCCTGAGTGCGGATTGTGTCCTGATTGATACCTTGGCGCTTTGCATAGTCAGCGATCGACTCGGATAGCTTGTTGCCAAAGGGATAATCAGGCGGCAACTCCCTGATAATTGACGTATTGACGCTTCTGTTCTGTTTCTTTGGCATAAGTGCTACCCTCTATAATCACGCAGTTTAACGTAAAATTAGGTTCATTAAAGTGAACCATTCAGAAGATAGTTCATTGGAGTGAACCATGTCAAGTGATCTGGGTGAAAAAGTAAAAGCTATCCGCAAAGTTGAGCAACTAAGCCAAGTTCAGTTTTGCGAGGCGACAGGGATATCAATTAGTACCGTTAAGAAATATGAAACTGGATTGTTAGAACCGGGGGGCGGAACTCTGATGAAAATCACCAAACATCCACAGTTTAAGAAATATACGATGTGGCTAATGACAGGGGATGTTGCGCCAGAAATCGGCCAGATCTCACCTGATCTCTCCCCTGATGGGCCAGAAAGCACATCTGCGAACCAAAAAGACCAGAAGGTTGGTTAATTGCCTACAAAATAAAGAATTTTTGGGGTAAAGGCGGGATTTGCTACGAAAGGAACTTCTTCGATGAGTATTAAGTCACTTGGCGCTGAAGGCTATATGGTCGATGTGCGGCCACAAGGCCGTGAAGGGAAGCGGATCAGGAAGAAGTTTAAAACCAAGTCTGAGGCGCAGCAATTTGAACGCTGGGCTATTGCTACCCAAAACGATAAAGATTGGCTGGAAAAACCAGCAGATAATCGGCCTCTGACTGAGTTAATAGAGCTGTGGTGGAAATACCAAGGCCAGTCGATGAAAGCGGGTAAAAGCATATTACAAAAATTAGAGCGCATTGATGAAGCAATGGGATTTCCCAAAGCATCACAAGTTAACCGTGCCAGCTTTGCTGATTACCGAGCTGCGCGTATTGAAAATGGAATAAAACCGGCGACAGTTAACCGCGAACAGGGGGCTTTGTCGTCGCTGTTTACTGTATTGATTGATAACGGCAACTATCACAACGAACACCCCATTATTGGCATTAATTTGATGCGCATTCATGCGCGCGAAATGGGCTTTTTATCTACAGATGAGATTAATGCCTTGCTTGAGTCACTGACGGGTAAAGAACAACTGGCCGCAAAACTGTGTTTATCGACCGGCGCAAGGTGGGGCGAGGTTGTTAAGCTGACCCAAAATGATGTTATCCAGCAACGCGTGACTTTTGTTAATACTAAGAACAGCAAGAATAGAACTGTACCGATTTCGGCGGAATTGTTTAAAGAACTAAAAGCAAAAGGAAACGGAAAGGTATTCCCAGATGTTGATTATTTGCTGGTGCGACAGTTGCTTAAAGAGGTTGCACCTGATTTGCCAAAAGGTCAGGCAATCCATGCATTACGGCATACCTTTGCAAGCCATTTTATGATGAACGGCGGCAATATTTTGACGCTGCAAAAGATACTCGGTCACTCCAATATTTTACAAACCATGACTTATGCGCATCTTGCACCGGATTACTTGCAGGATGCAGTTAGATTTAACCCTTTGGCTACGGCCAGTAGTTTTTAAGAAATCAGAAGGTGCCAAATGATCGACTTACCGATTACAGATAAATTCAAGGGACATCTGAAACAGGTCACTAAAGAGATATTCACCAAATATCTTAGTGACAAAGGCGTTTCACTTCAGTGCGTGCAGTGTGGAAAAGAAGACCCAGTAGTTTCATATGTTCCAGAGGTTGATGAAGAAATAATTACAGTGGGTATGGTTCCTAGTGGGGCTACATCAGAACGATATATTTATCTTCAGCCTGAAGCCTCTAGACCACCTTATAGTGGTGCGGATTTGATGCCTTACCTTTACTATACAGTTACATGCGGAAATTGTGGTGCTACGGTAAATTACAAGTCATTGTCAGTTCTATTATGGATGTTAGATAAGGGGTATATTAATGAATAGTATGCCTACAGACTTGAATGCTTATCGTGATGCAATGGAACGACTGAAACCAAAATCAGAAGGTAATGGTGGGGATGGCATGGATAGAATAGAAAGGCGGGTCGAACGCTTAGAGGGCGATGTCTCCAAAATTAAAGATGATCTTGCGGTCATCAGGTCTAACTATGCTTCAACAAGTGATATCAACACGTTGCAGATAACGGTTACAGATAAGATAAATGAGGTACAGACATCGCTTAGCAATAAGATTAACTCTATGGACAGTTCGTTTACAGGCAAAATGAACGCAATAGAAACATCATTTGCAGAGAGATTGGGCCAAGTGCAGACGTCTGTTGCTGTTATAGAATCGAACTATGCTTCGAAAAGTGATCTACTTGAAGTCAGAGATGCCATCATAAATAAGTTTGAAGCTGATAGCAAATGGAAGTGGTCAGGGGTGTTTATTCCTATCGCAACCATGATTATTGGTAGTGGGATAGCTATTTTGATCACGTTAATAAAATAATTTTTACTGACTCATTTTCAATCTGACACCATTGCTATTTTAGGTGCCATCAAATCTAAAAATTGGATGAGTGCTAGAAAAATGGTCACTATCATAAGTAGATTAAGTCTAACAAGTCTAAAAATAACGACAAATACTTCATTACGGCTTCATGTTCAGCATTAAGCCGTATGAACGGGAAAATTTAGATTAAAAAGAGAATTCTATGGGAACGTGGATTACGACAAATACATGTTTTAGATCATTTTTCAGCGATAGAATAGGTTATAAATCTGGTTTAGCGCTTAATAATCGCGAAATGATAGATCTCTTAGATAAAAATGATCCGCTTATTGATATTTTCAAAAATCCGAAAGAAGAACTTACCCGAATCCGAACAGATCACATTGAAGATGCTTTTCAAATAATGTTGTATCGGTTAGGTACTACTCCTAAAAAGTTTATCGGCCATGCTCCTACTTTGATGGGTATAGAATTTATGAACCATCCAAGTAAGAGTATTTTATTCCAACAAGTCTTAATGATTCTTGGAAAGACTCATTTTAGTAAAGGTAAAGATTCCATATTCGATGGCTTCGACGAAGAGCAATATTATGAAGATATCCATGTAAAATTTGGTAGTGAAGCATTGGAGATTGCTCGTAGGTTGGTGATGTTAACAAAAGAGAGTGAAGAGGCTAGCCCGTGGGGGTGGCTTTCAGCAAGGGTCACTGAATGGGAATCTCCAATTGAACTTAAGGAATTATTTGAAAGCGAATCTTTAAATGCTATGTACGGGAAATTTATAGATCAAAGGTATATAAACTATTTAGCCAATAATACTGACCAACTTTCCACAATGCATTGGAGAAAATTTGAAGCTCTGACTGCTGAGTACTTTGAACGAACAGGGTATAAAGTTGATATTGGGTCAGGCAGGAATGATGGAGGTGTCGATGTAAGGGTGTGGTGTCCACAATCGAATCCTAACGATCCTCCTATTCAGATTATTCAGTGTAAGCGAACGAAATCTAAGATAGACAAAGTATTGGTGAAATCACTATGGGCTGATGTTATTGATGAAAATGCTAAAGGCGGAATAATAGTCACAACATCGTCCTTTTCTCCTGGAGCTCGCGAAGTTTGCAAGGTTAGGAAGTACCCAATTAGGGAAGTGAATAGAAAAGTAGTTATTCAATGGTTAAATGATTTGCGGAGAGTGGGCAGCGGCGTATTTATGGGTGAATAAAAATCACCTAATAATGTGTAGCTGATTGCAAGTTCTTAGTGCTTACATCCGAATCTCTCTATTAGCTAATGTTCAGATTTCTTCATACCTTGTTGTAAACACTACCGATAGAGTAGCTACTAGTCCCAATAGTGATCCACAAATTGCCCAAACCACCTACGCGGTAGTAGGTTTTATCACGCAACAGCACGCATGTAAGTGACTGTTTTACATGTAAGTTATTGATTTCAAAAGAGTGTTATTGGCCGCGCAAGCGGCCTTTTTCTTATCTGTAACACGTTGAATTAAAATGGTTTTATTGTGTTCTTGTTCACTACTGCCCGCAGCTTAAGCTTTTGTTGCTTTTTTGCTATGTACTAATAATGAATGTCATTGATCCAGATAAGAAATAAAACCTCACATTGAGGAGGGTGCCCGATCTCATTACCCACTTTCTGTTAACCGTATTTTCGGGCAAATTCTTCATCTGAATTGCAAAGATAAATAATAAATTCAATGAAGGCGATAATTGATGGAATGAATGTCCAGCAAAAAATGAGATATAAGAATCCCTGTCCAATCTTACCTAGATAAAATTTGTGCGCGCCAAATCCACCAAGAAAAAACGCCAGAAGAGCCGCAACCACACGATTTCTCTCACCAGTGACTTTTTGAGTTGCGCCGCAACTTGGGCAAGCTTTTGCTGATTCATGTATTTCCTTACCACACCCGCGGCAAAAAACCATGTTTGACATAATGTGTAATCCTTCTAAATTTCAAAGATAATCATAATCAGTACCGTGAACTTACTGAGAGGTTTCAGCAAGGCTGGACTCACAAGTCGTACTGATTTCATTTCGTTTTTAATATGCTAACTTCAGCTCAGTGGTTTTAACACTTAACTGATTGTAATGATTAATAGGCTAGCAATCCATTAGAAGAGGTCTTGAGTGAAATAAAAACACACACGCGGCAGGCTGATTGAAAACCGTTGAGCATCAAAAACGCCTGAAGAGGGACATCAGGTGTTTTAAGAGGGGGAATGTCGCCATATAGCTGGGCCAGTCAAAATAATCATGACCACTATTAATTGAAATAGGATAAAATATTGAGCGAATTGCTTATGGAAATTTATTTAAGAAGGTCTTGGGTAAATAATCAACTTCCAATGATAAAGCTTGGATTTTTCTTATTGAAAGTTGATTTACATTTATTGGACTAATAGGGTTTAGAACTGTGAGTAGTTGTTGTAATGCATGTGAGGACCACCATCCTTGTGGCCACCACCAGGCGGTGGAACGATGCAACAAGCCGATAATACAGAGCTTAATAACAGTACACTCAGAATCAATGTGGTACGTCTCAT